GCTATTATACCTTAACCGTTACAAAAATTGCTAACGGTACTGATTTTAGTAATACAGATAAAATATTAATTTTTGCTGCTCGAGGCGGTGTATCTGGTACTACTGGCGCCGGCGGTCCGACTGGCCCAACCGGCCCAACCGGACCGCAAGGTAATGTTGGTAATCAAGGCGGTACAGGTCCACAAGGTAATGCTGGCCCGGGTGGTCCTACAGGCCCAATTGGTGCTTCTCCAACCGGCCCGACAGGTAACCAAGGCGGTACAGGACCACAAGGCGCTCAACCACAAGGCCCGACAGGTCCTACTGGCAATCGCGGCCCTCAAGGTACTTCTCCAACTGGCCCAACCGGTCCAACGGGTCCAGTAGGTTTTACAGGTAATGCTCCTACTGGTAATCAAGGCGGCGCAGGCCCACAAGGTGGTACTGGTCCACGCGGCCCTCAAGGTAATGCAGGCCCAACCGGTCCACTTGGTGCAACAGGCAATCAAGGTGGGGGTGGCCCGACCGGCCCACAAGGCGGAACCGGTCCTGGCGGCTTCACAGGTAATACCGGTGGCGGCGGTCCAACCGGCCCAACTGGTCCAGCTGGCGCGCAAGGTCCAACAGGCCCAACTGGTCCAACCGGTGCACAAGGCCCAACAGGCCACACAGGTAATATTGGACCGACTGGTAATACCGGCGCTCAAGGTCCTGCTGGTAATCAAGGTCCAACTGGTAATCAAGGTGGTCAAGGTCCACAAGGCGCGTCCCCAGGCCCTACTGGTAATCAAGGCCCTGCTGGTAATCAAGGACCTGCTGGTAATCAAGGCGGGGAAGGGAATCAAGGCCCTACTGGTAATATCGGCGGTCAAGGTCCTTCTTGGTGCCAAGTTTTTAGTGATGAGCGCTTAAAAGAAAATTTAGTTGTATTAACGGATAATATAACCAATCTCGAGCAAGTCAAAGTATATAACTTTAACTGGGTTAATAACTTATCTAGTTATAACGTACCACAAATCGCTAAATTAGCTGGTACTCAGGACGTAGGCGTATTAGCTCAAGAGCTTTCCGGTACATGGGCACCGGCATTCTCAGTAGGCTACTTACCCGGTTCTGGAGCAGCTGTTGATCGTGAAGTGGGTTCAGTTAACTATGGCTTATTAATGCCGCTAGTAATGGCAGCTATTAAAGATATGAGCGCATTAGTTGACGAAATTAGCGCTAAGAACCAGTAACATACTAAAAAACTATTTGATTTTTTCTGAAAATCATATAAGTTCTTTATATGTACGAAACGAGCTTACTCATACAAGAAGACTTCTATGTTAACCCAATGGAGGTTAGAGACTTTGCATTATCTCAGCCTTTCGATGTAAAAGGCAATTACCCGGGCTTAAGAACGAAAAACTTTGTAGGGCCAGGTACAAAAGAATCTATCGAAAAGTTAGTAGAGCCTCACGCAGGTAAGATCACCTGGTTTGGTGGCACTGAAAACAAAGGAGACTATACTGGCTCGTTTCAAATAGCTTATGCTAATGATCGTACCTGGATACATTCAGATGGTAATATTACCTGGGCCGGAGTTATTTATTTGACCCCAGATGCTCCGGTAAGTGCAGGTACTGGCTTGTTTAAACATAAAAAAACTGGTCTATATCAAACCCCTAAAAATGCAAACAACGTAGCTGATTTTGAGTTGCAAAGTAAGCTTATTGAAAATTACGAATGGCAAGACTACACCAAATGGGAAATGCATACTATGGTCGGTAATAAATTTAATCGTCTAGTATTATACCGAGGCAATTATTTCCATGCTTCTTTAGATTACTTTGGCAATACCCCACAAAATGCTAGATTGTTTCAATTATTTTTCTTTAATACCGAGTATTGATTTTTATATAAATTCTAATAAAATATTAACACATGATTAACACGTATCAAATTTTTACTAAAGCGTTCAATGATCAGTTCTGTGATCATATTATTAATACTGCCGCACTTTATCCAGAGCAAGGTGCAGTGGTGGGTTCAATAGATAATGCCACGGGAGAGAATATGGCCCGTAAAGACACTGCAATTCGTAACAGCACAATTCGCTGGATCGACGTATATGCCCATAAAGAAATTAACGTTATCTTAAATGACTATGTTAACGCTGTTAATTCAAAAATGTTTAACTTTGACGCAAGCTTCGGTTTTGACTCTTTACAGTATACTGAATATAACGGTAACGGAGAACAAAAAGGCTTTTATAACTGGCATCAAGATACCTTGTTTGATAATGCTATGTTTGATCGTAAGATCTCAGCAGTTGTACAACTTAGCAATCCAGAAGACTATGAAGGCGGCTTATTTGAGATCGATGGAGATGTTCGCCCTCCGTTCGATATCAGCCGGTTTATGCCACGCGGCTCTCTCTTAATCTTCCCATCTTACGTCAAGCATGCAGTAACCCCGGTTACTAAGGGTATACGTAGAAGCTTAGTTACTTGGTACAACGGTCCGAGATTCAGATAAGCTTACTATTAAACAAGTCAATTATTTCCGATAACGGCTGTCCATAAAGGTCAGCCGTTATTTTTTTCTTCTGATCTTCCGTAGCGGTTTTCCACATACTTCTAATCTGAGAAGCACTGGTAGCGGGTTTACCTAATACATTAAATGTTATAGTGGGTGCAACCATAATATAACCATGTACATTCATAGTCTCTACATCAGCCATATTAGTTAATGGTTGATAATAAGATGGAGTACCTTTCTTAGTAAAACCAAATTTAAATCTAGCTTCAGGTCCTTCCATATCCTTTTGACCTACTGCAAATATTACAACGGTGTTAGCAGCCTCGTACTGCATTAATATTTCTTTAGAAAGATACGGGTTAGTAGTCTTTTTAGTTACGCTAGGATCTACCCCACTTGCTGCAATCATTTCTAGCTTTTCGTTAAAATTAAATGGAGAATCTGGAAGATTAACTTTATCAGACGTTGCAATAATAACATCAGCTTTAGTAAATTGTTTTTTAAGAGTGTTATACACTGATGCATGTCCTTTATGGAACGGTTGGAAGCGACCGGGGTATATAACTACAATTTTACGAGCTGCTTTGTTAGGGTCTTTTTTAAATGCACTCTGACGGTTTCTAATAAAGTAATCGCCAGTTATTTTAAACTGCATACTCCCTATTTGAGGATTATCTATAACGATACCTTCTTGAGTATTTGCAGTACCAATTTCAGAATTAATATTATTTAAAATTGCACTACCGAGTAGTCGGCACGTATGCCAAGTTATAATACCGTTAATAGCATCAGGTATCTTATCAGGCGGAACAATAGTGTCTAAAGGGGTATTATCTACCATTACCTTATTGTAAAGAGCTTCTTGAGACATAGCCATTATTGGCTTACCCTCAAGAGAAGTAATACCTACATTCTTAGGAATAACTAAACCCTTTAACCACTGCTGTAAAGATTTAGTTTGATTATTAAGAGTTACCTCGGTAGAAAGCTCTACCTTAAGATTCGGCTTTCCGGTTAATTTAGCCGGTACCTTATGAATAACGTTAAATTTAAATTGCTTAGCGATCTTATCTAACTTGTCTACATAACTTTGTAAAACCCTTTCACTAAATGGAATCTTATTAGTCTCGTAGCTTCTTAGTTGCTTACCAGCTTTACCTACTTTTTGAGCAATTACGGCCGGGTAATGTATAGCTAAAAAATTATTTGAATAACCAATAATGTTAGTTTTTCCAGTTACAAACTCTGTGTTAAAAATTATCATTGGGTTATCTACTAGTCCAAGTTCTTGTAACTCAGGCATAGTGTCTTTCAATCCAGCATTAAAAATACTTAAAACCGTTTTATATGTACCCACTAGTCCATGACCTGGCACAAAACGAGATTCTACATTATCTATAGTGGTTGGTTCTAAAACATCTGCAATAGAGTTTCTATATAAAGCAAATTGTTTTTTACCGTTGACATCAACTAAGCGTACAGAAGCATTAACTCCGTCAATCTTTAGCGGTACAGCTACATCCGGATTTGAAAGGTATGTACTGGTTCTATCAAACAATTTTATTAAATCCTCTCCAGTTACAATTTCTGGCAACTCCCAAGGGTGTTTCATGTGACCACCAGCTCCAGCTTCGTTGAGGGTATAAAATTGTTTAAAGCTAAACATTACTAAATATTTATGGATTAGTATCGTATTATGTTACTTGTTTAATTTTTAGAAACTTCCAATCATATATTGTCCATCCATTATTTTCGTACGCGTTAATTTCAGCTTTCTTAACAAACTTTTTTATCTTAGTACTACTATTAATCATTAACAAAGAATTTTTCTTACTATCAGAATTTTTTTTACGGTGCAATTGAGATTGAATTTTTTTCTTACCCGACAGGGACATTTTTAATCTTGCAGAAGGACTATGACCAAATAACCAGCCAGCTTTTAATTGCGAATCAATATTTTCTTTTTTAACAAAAGAATTTTTATTAGTTATAGGGCTATACATATGTTTTCGGCCTAAACATGAATTATTCAAACCTTTAGCTCTTATATGATCAAATCCCCCATGACCACCTTCTTTAATATTATAAGAAAGATTTGACTCTAAGAGAGACTTGCAAACTAATTCTTTTTCTTTCGCAAATGCTTCTATTTTATTAGTAAACACATGTAATATTTTTTTTGTAAAATTCTTTAAACCGTGTTTATTTATAGCAGCAGTAATATAACGCCCAGAGCCCATATACTCATCGTTAACATCTAATGTTTTATGTATGCCTATATAAAATTTATTGTTGATTTTATTAGTAATACAGTATATAATGTACAGATGTTTCATAACAAATACTTACTATCAAACAATCAATATCTAGGAGGACACTACTTTGGGAATGTATGATTCAATTGAATGCAGCGATGAAATGCCGTATAATGACGAAATGGCGTCATTAGGACTAAGTGCACGTAACTGGGAGTTTCAAACTAAAGACCTACACAACTGTATGGCTGATTATGTTTTACAGGACGGTATTCTTTTAGAAAAAAAGTATAAAGAGATAAAATGGGTTGAGCCTGAAACGAAAAGAAAAGACCGATGGGATTTTGGTCATATGGAACGTTCTGGTCTATATCTAGAAGATACTAAACATCATGGTAAGATTCGTATGTATGATGGTCGACAAAATATTTTAGATAAATGGGACTGCTGGATTGAATATGAAGTCACATTTACAGATGGTAAGGTTACTAATAAAGAATTAGTAGAGTTTCGCAAAGAAGATAATTCTGCTAGATTAGCTCAATGGAAAGAGTTCACCGGTAGAATAGAAGTTGAGCATAACAAATGGGTTAATCGTTTCTTTTTTCATACCAAGCCAGTAATATACATTAAACGTTTAATACATAGAGCATTGTATAAATTAGGAAACGGAATTCTTAGTTTAAGTTACAAATTTTAATTGTTTACTCCGGCCATAGAGTAAATAATATTACTCTATGGCGTCTCCGGATAACAATTTAACCTATGAGTTCCACGATGAACTCAATCCAGCGATCTGGACTGATGGTAAACTTAATGCAGAGGTTAAAGATAAGCTCTTAGAGATTGCTACAGCTTTTTTAGAAACTATTGATATTGATGTTGATGTAGAAGATGTAACCCTTACTGGCTCTTTAGCCAATTACAATTACACTAAGTACAGCGACTTTGATTTGCACATTATAACCGATTATAAGGATTATGATGTCGATATAGAACTATTAAAGGATTACTTTAATGCTAAGAAAACGGTTTGGAATGCAAACCGAGATATTACTATAAAGGGATATGATGTCGAGGTCTATATTCAAGACATATCCGAACCGCACCATTCAACCGGGGTGTATTCATTAAAGAACGACGAATGGATCTCCGAACCTAAACCTACGACTACTAGACAAGATATAGACGCAGAGCTAGTTTATAAAAAGAAACAAGCTATGTTGGATATAATCAACTATGCTCTTAGTTCTGATTGTGATGTAGAGTGTGCTGATAAAGCTAAGGAGAAGTTTATGGAACTTCGGAAAGCAGGCTTGGAAAAAGGTGGTGAACTTTCTCCGGAAAATCTCGCATTTAAAGAACTACGCCACACCGGGGATGTAGAACGTTTAGTAAAAGGTATACTTGGCAAGAAAGATAAAAGATTATCCTTAGATAGTATTCAAGAGAATAGCTTTAAAACATTTATGGGCATTGGTAACAAACGCGGCCCACGTCATCAATCGTTAACTGCTGGGGTTAATAAGCTTACAAATCCGCAAGCCAAAACTATTGGAATAGTTGCCGACATGCATAAGGTGCAAGGTCATCCATTAGTGCATCAATTAAAGAAACAAAACGGCGGGACTACTGTAATTCCGTTAGCTACTGCAAATGAACTCGTAACTATGTACGGATTAGACATGAGCAAGATACGAAACGGGGAGCCCCGTAAGCTCAGTACGAGCAACATAGAATTGGGATACAACCCTCGCTTAAATACCTTCTATTTACGTAAGTAATATAATCTAACATGAAAAGCTTAAAACTATTGGCTGAAAAGTATGACCAAGTACAATTAACTCGTTCTGAAGAAGCGCTTGTAGCGGCTCAGACCCCTGAGCAGTTGCTTGAAACATTTCAAGAGCTCTCCCAAATTAGTGGTGATGTTATTGTTGCGTTCGAACATGCTATTACAAACCGTTCAAATTTAATTAAAGAAAATACAGCCGAGCAAGACAGTGATGTTAGAGTCGCGGTCTTAGCAATGGAAAAGGTGCTGTCACATTTAGATAACAGTAACGATAAGCAATTCTGTATTGCATTTGAATCATTCGCAAGAAACGCTTCTTTAGAAGAAGGAGACTTAGACGTGTTAACAGAAGGTAAGCCAGGTTTCTTTAGTAAGCTTGGTAAAGGTATTAAAAAATACGCCGGTAAAGCTGCAACAGCGGTTGGTAAAGGCGTTGGCGCAGTCGCTAAAGGTGCCGGACAAGTTGCAGGTGGTTTAGCTGGTGGTGTTGTTGGTGCAGGTAAAGCTCTCGCGCAAGGCGCCAAGCAAGGTTACAATGTAGCTAAAGATGTGGTGGCAGGTACGGCACCGGCAAAAACAGGTACGGCACCGGCAAAAGCAGGTACAGTTCCGGACGGCTCGGTAGTACAAAACGGTTTTACTAACAATACCCCTATGACTAAAAAAGCTGGTAAGTGGTATAATGCACAAGGCCAACAAGTTACTGATGAGGTAGCTGCTGATCTTGAAAAACAAGCTAGTAACCAATCACCTGCTGTCACTCCAGCAACAGCCGCGCCGGTAACAGCCGCGCCGGCAACAGCTAATACTAAGCCGGCCCGTATAGGGGCCCCTGCAGCTAGACAGGCAGTTGACGCCGCGGTTAAAACTGTTGCTTCTATGCGTAGCGATCGTAGGGATGGAGTTATTGATTACGCTATACAAAAACTTACTCCCCTTAAAAAAGGCGCCACTGCACCAGCGGGTCAAGTAGCTACCCCTACTAACACAGGGCCTATACAAAAAGCGCCAGCACGTACTGCAGCAGCAGAAAGTTTAGTAGCAGAAAGTGTTGAAGCGTTTTACATTACTACCAATAAGCATTTCCGCAAATAATAATGAATGAGTGCAGTACAGCAATCTATCCTCAATAAGAATAGAAAAGACAAGTTCTTACTTGTCTTGAATCTTCCTGACGTACTCAAACAAATTAATAAAATCTCTCCGGGGGATAGAGATACAAGTTTCCTCAATCAAGATAGTTTACAGTATTCCGTTTACGGAAGTGTGGTTCCTAATACAACAATACCCGGGATTGAATTACCGTTTGCAGGCCAGGTAGCTCAATATACTAGTTATAATAGACCTGCATATACCCCAGTAAGTGTTAGCTTTACCGTAGATAACGGATACAATAATTGGTGGGTGTTGTGGAAGTGGCTTGATCTTATTAACAACTCATACGCGGGATATTACAACGCTGATAATACTCAAGATCCAAACGGTAGACAATCAAATAGCTATCAAACAAATATTACTGTTTACGGGTTGGATGAGTATAATAATAAGAAAATACAATTCACATACACTAATGCTTTCATTACTGGTTTAGGGGAATTAACATATAGTTATAAAGACAGCGAACAGATTGAATCATCTTTTACGTTCTCGTTTGGTCAACTAAAAGCAGAACTTCTTTAAAACTTCCGGTTTCCGCTCCGGGAACGCATAAATAATAGTATAATCTTTTTACTATGGCATCACTACGCACAATTAATTCCCCAGGTGTAGAAATTCGTGAGATTGACGTCTCAACTAGAGCAGTCACTCCAGCCGGCACTAACGTGTTTGCTGCAGGATTTGCACCTCAAGGCCCAACCTACGAAATCGTCGAGCTTTCTTCTCTAACCGAGTTTGAAACTGTATACGGAACCCCCACAAACGCGGCTGAAAGATATTTTTACTACTCAGTAAGACAGCTTTTCGGTGCAGGCGGCAATCCTACAATTAAAGTTGCTCGCTTACCGTACGGTAGTGATGCTGGCGAAGGTACAACCAGTGAGTATAGTGCTTTAGCATACCCAGTAATGGCAATCCCGACAGATACTACTACATACGGTACTGCAGCAGCTCTTGCCGGTACAATTCCATTAAGTTCTGCCCAAGGTTATTATTTCGGGGAGCCCGCATTAGTATCTTTAACAGAATCTCAATACCAAACAATTGCCCAAGGCGGTCTTAACTGGACTCAAACAACTGGTAATATTGGCTTAAGTAGTTTTACAGTTTCTGGTACTAACGTTGTAACCGGTCTTGCGAAAGCTGGTTTAGTTGTACTCAATCAAGCTAAGACTACAATTAACGAAAAGTTTGAAGGTTATTATCTTAACTTATCTGACTCTTTTAGTAACAATCCGGCATCTGATTTCGATGATACTGTTAATATCAAGACTATCGGTAGTACCTACTTCGTTGACGGGGCATTAGCTAATGCTACCATCTACACTGTTGTACCACAAAGCCGTATTGGTTTTTCATTAAGCGCAACTCAAACGCAAAGCTTTGACAGTATGTCCCGCGATATCGAAAATGTACCAACATTTAACATCGCTGCATCTGGTTACAGTGACTCAGTAATCCTTTCATTATTCAGAATTCGTCCTTCCCCATTCTCACCGACCACAACTACATTACAATATGTAATTCAAGAAGGCTATACCGGCTCACTCTACACCCAACGTCAAATTCAAGACCCACTCGGCGGTAAGCCAATGTCATTCTATCTAGAAACTGTAGCTAATGATAATTCAAATAATCTTACTGTTCTTGTTAACCCAAATATGAATCTAACCAATTGGTTAGATAACAACGGCAACTCAACAAAGAATGTAAGAATCTTAAAGACCACAACCGGTACTGACGGAGACACATTCTATAATACTGCCTCAGCTTACCTCAACGTAAAGCCAGGCACATTCAATGCTGCTAATAACTTATATGCCCTCGGGGTATATGCTGACAGTCTTCCATCTAATACCGCAAAGCCAATCGGCGACGTCGCTTCAAAGCTTGACGCTGTATTAAATCTTGCTGAAAACACTGACACAATTGATATCGATCTTACAATTGACGCTGGTCTTTCAACAATCTATGCAGTAACTCAAGTGCTTGGCGTATCTGCTTACGATGATACAACTATTACAAACGGTCTTATTGCGCAAGTTAACGCTCTCAGTGCTTCATCTGGTAACCCAGTAAGTAACGATCTCGTAACAAAATGGTCTTCTATTACATCTAAGTTCGAAGAATTTGCAAGAAGTCGTCGTAAGGATCACCTCTTTATATCTGACCCAATCCGTCACGTATTTGTAACCGGTGAAAATTATAAGACTCTTGACAACAAGACCAAGAATTTCTCACAAAACGTTTACTGGCCGTTACGTAATCTTTACGGCGCATACAATTCAAGTTATGCTACAACCTACGGTAACTGGGTAAAAGTGAATGACCAATTCTCTTCAAAAGCGGTGTGGTTACCAACTTCTGGTTATGCAGCAGCTATGATGACTGCAAGTGACGCAGTATCTTATCCATGGATTGCCCCAGCTGGTCTAACCCGCGGTATTATTAACGGTCTTACAGATATCGCAGTTAACCCACAACAAAAACAACGCGACTTACTCTATAAGGTATCGATTAATCCATTAGTATACTTCCCGAACGACGGTTATGTAGTAATGGGTCAAAAGACCTTACTAAAAGCTCCAAGCGCATTTGATCGTATCAATGTACGTCGTCTATTCCTCTTCCTTGAGAAAGCGACACTTCGTACGATGAGATACTTCGTATTCGAACCAAACACAACATTTACACGCACCCGCGCTGTAAACACCTTGAGCCCGTTGTTTGAACTTGCTAAGAATACTCAAGGCCTTTACGACTACTTGTTAGTATGTAATGACACGAACAATACGTCTGATGTAATCGATGATAACACAATGGTTGTTGACATTTACATTAAGCCAGTTCGCGCCGCAGAGTTTATCTTGGTAAACTTCTACGCAACTAAGACTTCACAGAACTTCAACGAACTCTTACAAGGTTAATCCTAAGTAATTAAACACCATGGCACAAACAATTCAAGACTTTTATAGAGTAGCCCAATCAAGAGGATTCTCACGTGACTTTATGTTACGCGTTACCTCTATTGGCGAGGACACATTCAACGAAGACGATTTTGTATACATTACTACAAAACAGCTTCCAGACAGAGCAATTACTAATCAGCAAGCAACCTTTATGGGTCTTCCGTTCAACATGCCAGGTACTGTTACATACCCTGGCTCTGATGGTTGGAGTGTCGTATTCCGTAACGACTTAAAAGGTGTTATCCGTAAGAAGCTTGAAGATTGGCAGATTAATAAAGTGTTCGATGATAGCACCAGTACTGGTGACCTATCAGTTCGTGGTATTGATAAGTTAATCCAATTAGAGCAATTAGATGATAAGCAAAACGTGGTTAATACATATAGAATCTATGGTGTATATATAAAGACCCTCGGTACTATTGATTATAACTTAGAAGGTACTGGTGCAGCTACCACCTTCACTGCTACATTAGCTTATCACTACTGGAGACACGTATAAGATAATTTTAGTTTACTTTCAAAAGCCTCACTTAAAGTGGGGCTTTTTTTATGTTCAAGTATTAAATATTATATATGGCCCAACGGACTGGTTACGGTATTACAGATTTTTATACCACTATTACTCAGCGGGGGCTTGCTCGTAATAACGTGTTCCGGGTAAAAAGTATAGGGGATATATTCGCTGGAGATAGAGATGATTTGTTGTTATATGCTCAAGGCGGTAGTATACCCGGCCGACAAATATCTAGCTCAAAAGTAAGCTTTAGAACGTTTGACTTTCAGGTTCCTATGACTGCTAGCTATCCAGAAAATAGTAGCTATTCATTAACATTTTATTGTGACGATAAGTACGAATTAAGAGATATATTAGAAAATTGGAGTAGACAGGTATTTGACGAACATAAAAATGTTTCCGTTAAACCGGGTCTAGTAGATATAGAACTAGTTTTAATAGAGAATTCTTTTTTAAATACAGCTGCACTTCCGACCCAACAACCTGTTCCGCCTGTTGATCCTAAAGCTAACGGTATACCAAAAGAACGTAGAAAGTATACATTAAAAGGGTGCTTCCCTCAGAGTGTGGGGGCAACGTCTTATAATGTTGGTAGTAATGGAGAGTTTGCAACAGTACCTATTAATATAGCTTTTCAGTATGTCATATCGGAAAAAGACCTAAATGGCAACTAATACAGCATAAGTATATAAGATTATGAATCAAACTATCCAGGACTTTTACGCGCGGGCTACAAAAAGTGGGTTTTCTCGAGACTTTCAATTAAGAGTGACCGATTTTAACATAGGTGGCGCTTCTTTGTTTCTTGATGAAGATTTAGTGTTTATTAAAACAGCCACCCTACCAGGTAAGACTATTTCAGTACAAACCGCTCCTTTTATGGGGTTAACGTTTAATGTGCCTGGGGCTGTTAGTTATTCAGGTTCAGGCTCTTGGCCGATAACATTTTATGCTGATCAAAGCTTAGATATTAGACAAAAATTAGAAAACGCGATGACAAGAACGTTTGGGGTTGATACTTCTTCTGGTAACATACTCCCACGGGACTTAGCCGGTAACTCTATTACCTTAACACTTTTTGATGATCAGTTAAACGAAATACGTTCCTATAAATTATTAGGCGTGTTTATCACCGACCTCGGCGCAATAAGTTACAACGCTACTGGTACTGGTGCTATAGTTGAAATACAGACCAGTATAGCATATCAATACTGGATTGATAGTAAGATGGGTGTTGGTGGTGGTCGTGGCGGTATTGCTGGATTAGCAAATACTCTAGGTAGTATAGGAACTGCCGCAGCAACCGTTGGTGGGGTAATTAATAGAGCTTCGTCAGCTATAAAAGCTATTGGAAATATCTTTGGCCGTCGTTAAAAACTAATTAGTATGCAACTTTACGGGCCTAATGCTAATACTAGTATTCAGGAAAACGATATATCTACGTTCGAAAGCTTTCTTAAGAACCCAGAAACATCAATACCGTTAGACTCTAATTTTTTAATTGCTTTTAATACTATACCGAACGGAATTAAT